ACTTCCTGCTAAAAATAACCTCGAGTTATTTGCACCACCGAAAGTCTCATAATACTTGCATCTTAAAATCTGGCTTCTTTCTTCCGTGAAGACCGTTGATAGCATAGTAAATGTCATCACTACGTTCATCGAGCCCTCTGGTGGAGCGGTTGTAAAGGTTATTTTTTTGTTTTCTGCATCAACTGTAAAATCGTTAGTTTCAACATCTTCAACCGTAATTGTAGGTCTTATGGACCAGTCAGCTATTTCAACGTCATCAGACATCGTGTAGTTTTTACAGTTGTATTCTGTGACTCCGTTTTCTCCATTGAAAGTTATTTTGAACTTATTTCCTAAGATATTTAAGTCATCGATAACATCTCCGCCCGCACTTCCATCTGGCTTACAGTTAATCATGAAGTCGGGAATATAAGCTGTAAAAGTTTCAAACCGATTATTCTTGTATTCGTAAAATCCTTGCGATGTCAAATAATATAATTTCTGTGCAAAGGTTATAAATAAGCCTTTGCTTAAAGGCATACCAGATGCTACTTCTGTATGAGATCCTTCTTCGTCATAAATATAAATTTTGTCTCCAGAATGTACGAATATGTCCCCACCGTATTGAGTGGTTGCGTAGATTTCGTCTTCATATTCTGAATGAACCTCTTGTCCGAAACGTTTTGAAAATGCACCATTTCGATACATGACGTTTAGCATGTATGGAGATTGACTGACCTCTTGTTCAAACTCCAAGTCTTTTAAATTCAAACCACCAATTGCTGGCTGAGGGATTTCTAACATCCTATCAGCTACTGATTTGAATGTTGGTAGTGGTTGATAAGGCATTATGCTTCCTCAGCTTCTTTTGTTAGTCTTGCGACTACATCAGCCGATACTAAACACTGATAAGCTACTTTGGCGTTGTTGTATTCGGTCTGATATAAAGACATTTTGGCGAGGTCATCGTCCATCAGAAAATTCGCATCTATTCCTTTTGGAATTACATTTAAAAGATACTCTTCTTCGTAATCTAGTTCGTCTTCAATGGAAGTTACTTGGTGCGCACTCACTCCGTCAATGAAAGGAAGTTTTCCTTTGAACATACGGCACATATTATTATCTTCGTAGGTCTCTGCTAATACTTTGTTGCAAATTTCAACGATATAATTGTCGTAAATATTTGATGAAGGTTTTTCAAACATCCATGCTTTTGTTTTCGCATATATTTCTTTTACTTTCATGTACACCTCCACGATAAAAAGAGGGAGACGTTAATCTCCCTCATTTAGTTTTTAAACGCTTGGAGCAGATGTCTTATCAACGATAACGCCTTTGTTCTTTGTTTCAAGAACGAATGCATCGAATAACCATCTTACTTCCAGTAATGCACCAGATAATCCTGGAGGATCCTGATGAATTTTCATGTCTTTGAATTTTGTTGGCGCTAATACTGATTCTGATTTGAATGTTAAGAAGTTAACGCCTTCTGGTAAGTATGAGTCTGGAATAGGTACGATCTTGAGGTCTCTTACTGAACCTACAACGCCTTTTTCAAGAGCTTTGTTTCCTAAACCATAAAGGTGTAAGAACTCTTTAGATAATACTAATTTTGCATAGTTTGTAGCACCGATGAAGCAGTATGCGTTGTCAGTAGTAGTTAAAGCGTTTGTTAATGCTGTAACGTGGTCTGAAATTGCTTCTACGATGTTTTCGTCAGTTAATGATGCGTGAACAGTTGTTGTGCCTGCGTTCTGTGCATATACGCCTAATACGTATTTGTCAAACATAGGGATGAACTGTTCTCTCATTTCGTGGTTCATAACAACGCCAGCGTTCTTGATTAACATCTGTTCTGTGTTGTTACCTTTATCAACAGCCAATGATACAGCCTTATCCTGTGTCAGAGTCATTGTCTGGATAGTATCTTCTACTTCATAAGTAACGCCGTATCTACCTAGATATGAACCTGCATCGGTTGATGGATTTGCTGGGTTTGCTGGAGTTAATACACCTTCAACCATTTTTGGTTTTCTGTAGTCGTTTGGTGCATAAGTGTTGATAGTCCATACTTTAATGCTTTCTGAACCATCCCAGTCATATTTCTTTGATGTTTTGCCCAGAATAACTGAGTCTAAATAAAATTTATCCACTACTTTAGGTGAATATTTGGTTGCTAGATTAATAGCCATTTTCTTTTTCCTCTCCTAGCCATTCGGCTAACCTTCGAGGAAACCACTTAAAAAGTCATCGGCTTCTACACTTCCAGCATTGGTAGTGTTACCTAATGACTTCCTTTTGTTCTCCTCGTTTAATTTGCTGGTCTTTTGCTTAGCTATTTCTTGAGGATTGACCTGTTGTCTTGACCATTTGTTATAAGCTTCCAGTAATGTGTATCCTTGTTTAACATAGTCAAATACTTTAGGATCCAGAGCTTCTGGTCCTTTGTTTCTGAATTCTGGATATTCATCCATAAAGAGGTCAATGTCTCTTTGTACTCTAGCCTGCTCGGCATCAGCAATTCCTTTTTGTTCAGCTTCAAAGTTTCTCTCTTGAAGCCCGATTGTCTCCATAACATGATTGTGTGCGATCTCCTCGAGTACTTCATCGCTTACGTTTTCATACTTTGGATTGTTGCGTAAATTTTGAACTTCTTTTGACACTTCATATTGAACTTGTGTGTCGTTTAGACGATTTAAATAATCTCCTACTGACATGTTGTTCATTCTTGCCAGTCTCTCGATTGGTTCATAGAAGCGGTCATAGTTCATTCCCTTTTGTGCTAATGTGCGTGCTGTCTCTTCATCGAGAATTTGCTCTTCGCCGTTGTATTTAATCTTTAGCTCGAAGGGATTTGTTACTTCAGTTGGTTCTTCAGTAACGGGTTCGCTTGTTTCTACTTCTTCAGCTTCAGCTGGTGTGCTTTCACTTTCGTAATCATCAAACAAGCCTGTGTTGTCATCTTCGACAACTGGTTCATCATTAGTGATGTTTTCTTGAACTTGGTTTAGTTCTTCCATATTTTTTCCTTTCATACCTGTGGTGGGGTATTAAAAAGACACGCTCAATTGATGCGTGCCTTATAGTGGTACAACCTCATCGGCTGTAGTTGAACCTCTAGATTGAGGTTCTGCTGGCTGTTGAGCCATTGCTTCCATCTGAGCTTTTCTTTCTTGATAAGATTTAAGAAGCTTAGATTTCTGCGGTATATACTTACTAGGAACAACATCGATATACACTTCTGGATCGATGTACCCAGCTTGTACCAATTTGTCTAGAGTGTTAATCTGTGCGATTTCAGAGAACTGTGCACCATTACCGATTTCTACATCTAGGTTGTAGTTGAGGTCTCTCAATAACGAGAAATCAACCGTTGCTAACTTATTTTCTTCAGTCATTATTTGTCTTACGCCATAAGAACAAGAAACAATATCAATAACGTTTCTTACAACGTCTTCCCAGAATACATAGAATTGCTGTTTCTGTATTTCTAGAGGAACAGCTGAAGACTCCTGTAAAGCAATAATAGCTGAAGTGTTATCTGGTCTAACATTACCTAACGAAGCATCAGTAACACCCATGCATTCTTTGGTTTGAGCCATAGTGTCCTGTGCCAATTCGATAATATTGTTAGAAAAGTCTGGAATCTTGATAAAGTCAATAAATTTACCTGCAATATCAATTCCTGCAACTGCCTGTGGAGATGTTCCGTTCATAAACTCTTCAATCTGAACTTTGTTCTTATCGAAGATGATTTTAGGGAACGCACTCTGTAAACCGTACATCTGTGCAATTGCATAACACTTGTTAATGAATATCTGGTTTGGAATAACAGAAGTCATTGGAGAATTGTAACAATAAGAGTTCTTAATCAAATCCCAACCGAAACATGCGATAGGATAACGCTTATAACCTAAATCAGTTGGTTCCTTGATAGTCAATTCTCTTGTGGTCTTTGTAAACCAAACAGTTGTATATTCTTTTTCGATTTCTATTTCAATTTCTAATCCTGTCTGTGGATCGATAGAGATTTCTTTCTCAATTACTTTTGATTTCTTTTTGAAATATTTGATAAGAACAGTAACGAGGTTTTCTGCCTCTTCTTCATTAGGCTGTAGACCTTCGTTATCTGGTTTAATCGAGTCAATCTCTTCCTTGGAAAGACCATTTTCTTTGGCTTCCTGTTTGACCTGTCTTATATCTTGTCTTAACGAAACGATAATATATGGTTGTTTTTGGATATCGTTTGAGTATGGATTACCAAAATAAACGCATGTATTGTCTATCAATTGATTCTCAATGGCACCTTTTGCGTCCTGTCCAGTCTCAATGTCTGGATTGAATGTCTGCATCATATATCCAGAACCATCAACAAAAGCATTACGAATAACTATCTTTGAAGCTTCTTTCATTCGAGCTTGTTCGATAATATGCTCAATTTCTTTTGAGATTGGTACGATTCTTTTAATATCGTCTGCGATCTGAGTAAAAGGTGTAATGTTTACTGCAATATCGTTTGAACCAATAGTTGAAACCATAAACTTTCCTGCTCTTTGTAAGACATTGAAAACAGGAGTAGGCATGTTCGTGGTCTGCAATCCTTCCCATTGTTTACCATCCCAGAAACGCTCATTAACTTTTACCGTCTCATAAATGTTATGGTTTAACAGATATTCAGTACCTAATTGATATTCGTTCCATATACTGGTTGGATCTGTTTTAATCATTAGTTACCTCCGTTGTAATTTCTCCATCTCATCATTTCTTCGATGAATTCCTTGTTTTCTTTAGTAACGGTCACACCTTCTTCAGATGGTTTCTGACCTCTTAAGTAGTAACCCAACATAAAGAAACCCAAATTAAAAGCACCCATAAGGATGCCACATAAAACTATTAGTATTACTTGCATAGTTATCTCCCGTATTTCTTAGCTTGGTCATTGTGGAGTCTTTGAGCGAACTCATTT